TTACCAGGATATACAGACAAATCCTGCCCCGGTACTAAGTTTGTTTCATCTACCTCAATAAGCAGATTGCCAGACAGTACCGCATTGTCAACAGCCATACGCATAAAGCCGTTCATCAGTGTTTGTGTGTCATCCATGTTTTCTGCAATACCTACACCAAAGAAACTGTATGGGTTTAATTCATATGGTGCAGCCATGTATGGAATTTTAGACGGCTTAAATGGGTTAAGCACAAGACGAATCAACTTGCCATTACAAATCCATGCGTTTGCCTGTAGTTCATCAAACTCCTCAAAGTCTTTTGGGATATCTACGCCCTGCTCAATGAGCATCTCAACGTCAACCATACCCCAATATTCAAGGACTTCAAAACGATCAATACCATGCTCTGGTGCATAGTCTGACAAGTCGTCTTCCCAATACTTCTTGGTATAGTTTTCTCCACGAGAGATAACTTCATCAATAACAGAAGAACGGAAGTATGGACGCTTTTTCAGAGAACGCAATTGAGTGCGTGACATCTTATGGCGTTCAATTACATACTGCGCCTCATCCATGTTATTAGCGTCTGGGTCTGGATAAAAGTTCCAGACAGAAACATGAGATACTTGAGGAACAGTCTTAAAGGTTGGATCATACTCGCCGTCCTCATCCCAATTAGGATATTCTTTGTCAACGGCAAACGGACCTTTCATAACGCCTGTACCAAACAACGCCATCTCAAATGCAGTACTACGCAAATACTTTGTTGCGCTAGACTCTTCAAGTTGATCGTGTATCTTCTTCTGCATCTTTTTAGCAGCAATCATTGCTGGGCTAAATGTAATGGCAGTTGGAGTTAGGCCTGGCCCCTCCTTTAACTTATCCTGTATAGGGTCAAGTTTTCCCTGCAGAGGGCCAAGCATGTCCATCAAAGTCTTCTCTGTAGCACCTGCTGGTAAGTCTTTGCCATCTCCTGCAAAGCCATAAGGACTTTCTAGGTCAGACAAGCCCATTGATTGATCTGGTTCTTGAGGATCAAAGTGTACGTTATCTACGACACCTTCAGGAAGTTCTGTAGGTTCAATAGAAAGCGGAAAACGACTGTTGGCAAAAAGTACATCGGTAATCTGCCCATACGCTGCCAAGGTCTTTGTTTTGGTAATTTTAATAAAGACACGAGATTTCTCCGTTTCAGTAAACTGAACATCGGGTCCATACAAACCACGATAGTTGCGGTATGCCTTTAGCCAGCGTTCCTCATCGTTATACCGATAGTCTTCTGCTTTTGTATAACGGTCTTGGATGAAGTCAATGATAGAAGAGACACCTGCATCTTCGGTATCGCTATCATCTGTATCATCTAGCGCAATAGCATCGTCTTCGATTAGAATGTCATCTTCTTCCATTGTATTTCCTTTTAATATCCAAATGTTGAGTCAGCTACTTTCATCCCAGCTGACGGTCTTCCAATAGGATCGTAATCAAATATACTAAATCTTGGTCTTGACATTATACCATATCTTAACGCATCATACAAGTGGTCTTCACTATGCGTGTCAATGTCCTCTGGATTTTTCTTGTCAATCGGCAGGGCTGGTAGTTGGGATATAAGATTGGTGCAATTGTCAAAGATAACAAGTCTAGGTTCCTCTGTATATTCGTCTATTTGCAATCGGCGGTGTATTTCGTTTTTGCCAGCTACGCGACTGCCTCTGCTTCTATCTGATGGACGCCAACGACATCCCTTCATAATCATTTGTTCAGCAAGGCTAGGACCAGTATCCCCACGCTTATGCCAAAGAGAACTATCAAGAACACCATACTTAATGTTGCCATCCCCAGATTCCAGTTCAAGTATTTGCTCTGCCAAATCTGTTGCAAGAACTTTAGAAACGTAATGCTCCCGGTATATAATAAGTTGCTCAGAAGGAGAAACAGCAAACCAAAGAACCCCACTAAATGAACCGTAACCATAATCACAAGCACGAAACTTGACCCAATTATGAGGAATGGGGAAAGGATCAACCACATGAATTTCTCTGTTAAATTCCGTAAAGGCTGCACCTTCTTTGATATCCCAATCACCTTCTAGTAGCTGTCTCCGCTGTTGCTCTGGCATAGATAAGAGCATTGCTTCGTAGTCACCCGACTCTGCCAAGTAAGGATTGTCAGATAGTCTTGCTGGGATAAACCGCCTTTTGAATAGAGGCTTGCCAGCTTTTGCATGTCCTGCGGGATATCGCAAGACTTCTCCTGTTTCAGAATCTGTAGCATCGAAAGACCTGTTATATGGCGCAGGGTCGATGAACATCTTCTTGACCCAATGATGACCCCTACCACCGGGGTTAGTTGTAGCCCTCATAAAGATGGGCAAATCTGGTGCAGTAGACCGTAGACGAGATCGCATGTAGTTCCATGCATATGGTGTGGCCCATTGAGTCAACTCGTCAAAGCCTATCCAACTAAAAGCCAGACCCTGATAACGCAAGACATCATCATCTCTGTCGAGGTATGACATCCACAACCTTGCGCCAGATGGCGCGGTCCACTGCATCTTCCGTTCTGACCACTTAATACCCGGCCAGATTTTTGGGTACAACTCCTGCGACTTGAATATGAGTTCTCTCAATTCTTCTGTTGTGTGTCGTAACAAGAGTCCACTAAACTGTGGATGCCCCATGTAACGTAGTGGGTCTGCAAGCATTGCGTAAGACTTACCCCCACCCGCTGAACCGCCGTAAAGAACCTCTCGTTCACTAGCCGCTAGAAACTCAGTCTGTGGACCAGGATTTGGCTTAAAGAGTACGTTAGCGTGTTCCTCAATAGCCTCTGTTTCATATGAAACATCCTTGACCTCAACAGTTGGCTTTTGCGCCTGTTCTTTCTTCTTCGAGGGCTTTCGCTTTGGCGATTGCCTTTTCCGCATATTCTGCCCACTTGCGGAGGCTTGCAGCTTGGTTCTTACGTTGTTTTTCATTACCTAACCGTTTTCTCAATCCTACGTGAGATATATATCTTCCGCTATTTGTACTCAACCAATTAGATACTTCACGATACGAATATTGATTTACGTATTTTCTTGCCTTCTCTAGCAAGTCTAATTCAGATGGTATAGGGTCAAGAAGGTCGGAGTCTTCTTCATTTACTTTGTAACCAAATGGTACAGTCCGTGCTATGCGTGGTATCTGTACCCATTCGTTTTCTTCTTTAATGTCTGTCGGCTGTGGTAACTTCCACCGCCCTGCGCTTCTAGTCATGTCTTTTTACGGTTATCAACAGTTGATATAACCATACCACCTTTTCGATAGTCTGTCGTGCTTTTATTCTTATTTACAGTTTCAAACTGGAATGTCACACCAGAATCATTTTTCTTTTTCTGCTTTGGTTTAGGCGTTGGTGGTGTTGGTTTAGGCTTACGTTTTGGTTTTGGTTTTGGTAGTGTTGGTGTTTCTTTCTTTTTACCTTCACTTTGTGAAGCCTTTGGTGTAGATTTTGTATCAGTTGTTTTTGATCGTTCTGCAGCTGACAAGGTTCCATCAGCAACGGAAGAAATGCCAAGCATGTCGTGAATAAAATCAACGACTCCATAGGTGGCAGCACCACCAGCGGCAGCAGCACCGACACGCCGATTGACATTTTTGCGCTTGTTGCGCATGTATTGCTGACTTTCATCAAGAATAGCACCTTTTATTTGATTCTCAGACATGTTATCTAAGATATCTTTATCCATACCTAATTTACTACCCAAACGATTTAACTGTCTACCTGTCGCTTGTGCCAGAAAATCTACAAGTTTCATACCTGCTTTAACTTTACCCATTAGTCATCCTCCTCAACTGCTGCTTTAGGTGGCATAAGCATAACACCACCTGTTGCTTCTACCTGCATCTTCTCTGTCTTCACCAGACCTACACGGTCAAGCAGTTCTTTAGCGGCAGACATCTTATCGCGAAGACCCAATTCGGTTGGGTCAAACAAAGCACCAGTCATAGCCATTGCAGCCTTTGGTGCATTACGTGCCATATACATTTGTGTGGCTTCTAGGATTTCTTCTTTCAATCCACGGACAATAGCGCTGGTACTGGAAGTCTCAGAATAACCTGCCATCTTTTTTGCCAGTACCATATCACCACCAGCTTCTTCAAAGAGTACTTCAAGAAACTTTTGTTGCCTCTCGTTTAATTGCCTAGCCATTTGTTCTCATCCTCTGTATAAGGCCACATTACATTTCACCTGTGTGCATAGCATGTGCTAATTTCGTTGCCCTTGATTTTACCTGATTTGCCCACCTGCTGTCAAGCATTTCTTTTGCTGCGACATCAAATTTATTTTCATGGACTGCCGCCCACATATTTTTAAACTTGCACAGGCGTGGTACACCCATGTTAAATGCCATGTCTACCAATATAAGCTGACGCACAGAGTCTAGCCTGTCTACGCAAGGGTGCGCACGTAACAGTTCTTCTTCGACTATCTGCACGTCATTCTCTGCTAGTGCCATAGCATCAGCTTCGGTAATACCATATTCATATATATGGTCAATAGTAGGAATGTCTAGTTCGTCTAGTTCTTCCTTGCTAATGCCACGGTCTTCTAGGTTCCGTCCGATACCTATTGTGTCAATACCCAAGGTATCTTTATATACCTGTAGGCGCAAACCTTCATGCACAATAAGTTTTTCAATTAGTTTGCTCTTGTCGTATTTCATTTCTCATGCCCCATCCAAACGGCAAACGCACCAGTCATTGCGCCTGTTACAACGCTAACTAAAGCGGATTGTTGTGTTGTAGGGTCTGGTAACGTCATAAACCACTCCACTACCCGCCAAGCGGATATTGACATCATAATCATCATCAATCGGGGAAGTAGCTTCCACGCCAGAACTCGTTCCATTACCAGTGTCATTATTCTTCCTCGCTTGATTTTCTGTAGTTTGTTGATGTGCTGCCCACATAACCATTATTTCTTTCCAAAGAATTTTGTAGCGCTACGTACCCCAAAAGAAGCCGCAACGATAACTCCCAAGGAATATTGATACCATTCAGGCATTGCTTCCAGTTGGGCGAATCCATTCTTTACTACTTCTTCCATACCTGGAATGAACGCAAGAATGAGAGGAATGCTGAACAGTATCGTAAGCCACTCGTCTTTCCACGAGTTAGCCGACCCTTTAGCCATTTCCAAATCCCAATCAATCTCGCCAGTTGCCTTTTTTTCCATGATGACAGCTTCCGCTTTAGCTTTCGCCACTTTGGTAGCAGTCTCTGCTTTAGTCTTTTCAACTTTTCCATTGATCCAAGTTCCTGCCAGTTCAGCGACTGGTCCTATTAGCAAATTGAGCATAACGATCCTCTATAATGTATTTGAGATATTCCAGTCTGTCTTCCCAATCTGGCATCTCTTCACGTAACAACTTTATGTTACGATCCTCTGCGAAATCTTGCAGTCTTCTTTGCAATTGATTTTGGCTGTCGTACAAACTGTTTTCCTGCACGTGTACCTTCCCGCTTTGCTTTTGTTGTTGCTGCATACTCTGCTGGGCTTAATGCTTTAATGGCTTTCTCAGGCAAATACCTCTCGCCTGTTTTACCAGATGGTTCACCTGACTTAGTACGCCATTTCTGCTTTGTCCATCTTTTCAGGCTTCGTTGTGACTTTGCAAGTGCCATTACACCATTCCCCTACGTGCCATTCCCCAATAGACAAGACCACCTAATATACCCACTGCTATCATACTAGATAGTATTATTACAACAATCTCTACAAACTTCTGCCTACGTTC